TGTACAAGTGTGGGAGCAGAATCCTACTACCAAGGCCAGCGGCGGAAAAGAAGACGACATCATCCGTATTTTACGAGGTATTCAAAGTAACCGATACGACACAGACAAACTGGTGTTTGACAAAGGCCGGGGCTGGTGTGCACCGCTGATTATGAAGACAATGATGAAGGTGCAGGGGGACGTTAAAATTGTAGCCACTGCACGTCCTGTCGTTGAGTGTTTGGCGTCCTTTGCTAAATTGATGAAGCCGGATAACATCGCAGATTTCTGTAAACGCGGAGAGTTGGCTAAACACTTATTTAACTCTTATGCAACCTTACAGGCTGGATATAAGGAGTATCCCGATAATTTTTTGTTTATAGAGTATGATGATCTTGTATCTAACCCTCAAGTTCAGTTAGAGCGTATTGCTAAGTTTGTTGGACTTGATTCCTTTGCTTATGATTTCCATAACATTGAAGATAGTAAAGAAGTAGACGAAGTTTGGGGTATTAAAAACCTCCATAAAGTTCGTCGGAAAATTCGGAAACGCCGGTACTCAGCAAAACATATTCTTGGTCAAACTCTTTGGAATTTTTACCAAGGTAGTGAGTTCTGGAATGATAAGCCAGAGCCAAAGAAAGAGAAGATGCCGATAACGTATCAGCATGATGCTCTTATGGCTGGGGACTTTGAGAAATCCAAACTCTTAGCCTACATGAACCTCTCCCAGTATCCAGACGATAGTGATATTTGTTTTAATGCAGGATGGGCAAAGCTAAGTGACGATGAAGTTGGAGAAGGATATTCTCTGTTAGATAAAGGACGTGAAACCCTTGTATGGGGTGACCCTCATTGCGGCTCAATTATGCCTCTTTGGGATGGCGAGGAGAATGTAACAGTTTTATTACGTTTAGAACGAGGTTTGGGGGACCAAATACATCAAGTTCGATATGCACGAGATTTGAAGAAACTAGGTTGTACGGTAATAGTTTCATGTAGTTCATCTTTGGCTGAGATACTACGCCACGCTGATGGAGTGGATGTTGTAGTACAACATGAAGCAGCTTGTGGGGTTTACCATGATTCCTATCTCCCAGCTATGTCTGCACCAATTCAGTTTGGTTACCAAAGTTCAGCAGATATTGATGGTTCTCCATACATTCCCACCTCAGTAAATACAGCGCCACATCGTGTTGGCTTGCGGTGGAGTGGTTTACCGGCTTATGAACATCAAACTAAGCGTTTGTTTCCTCACGAGCTATTATTTAATGTTATGAAAAACAGAGCCAATTGCATCAGTTTACAGAGAGATGAAGGAGAAGAGTATCGCCCAGATTGGGTAGAAAAAGTGGATTTATCAACGTGGACAGAAACGGCGGCAGCAATATCTAGCTGTGAGATGATAGTGACTTCCTGCACTTGTATTGCTCATCTTGCCGGGGCTATGGGGATACCTACAATGACAATCGTTCCTCATGTGCCATATTATTTATGGACTTTACCGGGTACAACGACACCATACTATAATAGTATTACACTGTTACGGCAGACTAACCCTGATGACTGGTTAGCTCCCTTCATCGAATTAGCTGATTTTCTGGAGGTGCGTCTTGCAGCTTGACATAATCCTGCGCACTTACGATGGGAGTAGTGTGCATCCCAGAAGGTTCGATAAGCCTAAGAAGGACATTGTTTGGCGCTGCGTTCGTTCACTTTGTACTGCGATCAAGGCACTATCCGAACAGCCCCACTTAACTATACTAGATGATCATTCCACTGTTGAGACAGTACAATTCCTGCATGATGAGACAGATTTTCTCAAAAAGAGCATAACAATCAAGACGTTAGAAGGTACAGGCAACAATGACAGTATGTTGTCTGGTCTCACCCTAGCAAAGGAAAGTACCGCTGATTTAGTTTATGTGGTCGAGGACGATTATCTACATTATCCAAATGCCCTCACAGTGGCTCTGGATACATGGCAAAAATTCAGGCAGCGTTGCTCCCTTCCCCTCATGGCTATGACCCTTGTTGATTGTCCTTCCAACTATATAGATGAACCAAACGACCTTGAAGGGTTGCCCCGCAATGATAGAGGCGACGGTTCCATTGGCATGATTGTTGGAGGGACTGACCGTCCTTGGCGAACTATAGGCCATACGGGCATCACTTTTTTATTGGAAAAAGGTGTCCTGCAAACTCACTGGGAACCATTCAACGAGGTAGCTAGATACTGGCCCTATCTTGAGGAGCGTTGCACAATTAATAAATTATGGAATAAAAAGGTGGCTCTCCTTGGGCCATTAGTTCCGCTAGCGTACCATTTGTGGGAAGACCACCCATTTTACCCAGTAGGTGATTTATGGCAACAAAACGAAAAAGAGTCCCCCATAAAGATTAAGGAGCAAGCGCAATGTATGCACATGTTAAAGACGGCAGCGTAGATTACCTGGGTGCATTGCCTAAAAGTTGGGGTAATGTATCTAATTTGCATTTATCAAATGGTAATGACGTATATCTCAAGACTATTGGATGGCTTCCGTTAGTGGAGACAAATGTCACTCCTGGCGTTAATCAAACATTCAATACAGATGTAGTTACTGTCGAAGCAGATAGGGTTCTTTTAATACATAGTGTAAGGGATATGACAGCAGAGGAAATAATTCATCGTGATGAAGATTACATGGGTTATTTAAGGACAGAAAGAAATGAAAAACTTGTAAATTCCGATTGGACGCAAGCGTCCGATTATCCCTCTTTTATTTTCCCCTTATCCGATGCTAAAAGAGCAGAGTGGTCTACTTATAGACAATCTCTGCGCGATCTACCAGCAACGGTAGATATAACTACATGGCCGGATGTGTGGTCCACAGAACCGTCGTGACTTTAAGGGCATCGGAGATAGAGAATAGTTTCTTTAAGTTTGTAGGGAAATATAATATTGATTCAATATTAGAAACTTTTAATAATGTTACAGAAGAAGATTGGTTAGAGGATACAGAACGCTCTGAAAAATTTCGTACTCACAAAGATACTCATGTGTTAAAAATATTATGGGATATTAATTTAGCTGGGACTAAACATGAAAGAAATTATAACCTTTTTAATTTTGATAAAATATTAGGTGATTTAAGAATCATCTACGAGGAATGTTATGGAGTAGGAGATTTTATAAGAGTTTTATTCACGAGATTAAAACTACAATCCTGTATACCACCTCATACAGATACGGTATCCGCATTAGAAGAAGTTCACAGAACACATATACCCATCATTACAAATGAGAAAAATTTTTTCAAAGTTGGAAATGAAGTAAAATATTTAAAACAAGGAGAAATCTGGGAATTTGATAATACTCAACTCCATTCAGTTAAAAATATGAGTGATGAACCAAGAGTTCATCTTATTATTGATTATTCTTGATCAACGCTTAATCGCTGATAATAATGCCTTTAACCAAAATAACCTTTATTCCGGGAGTTAACAAAGAAACTACTTCTTACGGTAGTGAAGGTGGTTGGTTTGATTCCGATTTAATACGTTTCCGTAAAGGCCATCCTGAAAAAATGGGTGGTTGGACTCGTTTAAGTTCCGATACTATTAATGGAACAGGTCGATCCCTTCATTGTTGGTCCGCACTTGATGGGGCCAAATACATGGGATTGGGAACAGATTCAAAGTTTTATGTAGAAGAAGGAGGTGCTTATAACGATATAACCCCTCTTCGACGGACAGTTACCCTTGCAACCAACCCTTTTACTACGGGAACTGCGTCAAGCGGCATAGTAACCGTTACTGATCCCGGTCATGGTGCTTTAACCGGAGACTTTGTAACTTTTTCTGGAGCTACTACTACGGATGGGATTACTGCTGCTCAACTAAATACTGAGCATGAGATAACTTTCGTTAGTGCAAATACTTATACTATTGATACAGGTGGAAGTGCTTCTTCAGGTTCTACTTCTGGAGGTGGTACTCCAATAGCAAACTATCAAATTAATTCCGGCCTTACAGTCAGTGTTGCTGGAATTGGTTTTGGTGCCGGATTTTTCGGCGGCACAGTTGCTACCTTTTCTCAAACCACTCTTAATGGTCTTATTTCAGATTCTGCTACATCTATTATTCTTACAAGTGCAGCAGACTTTGAAACCTCTGCTACTACCATCTCGGCTAATTTAACCCTTATTAGTGATACCATCCCTTTGGCGGACGCTTCTGGATTTCCTGATGTAGGGACTCTCATCATTAATAGTGAGAAAATCCGCTACGGAAATAAAACAACTAATACTTTAAGCGATCTAACTCGCGGTAC